ACGCCTTAACCTCGGCCTTTAGCTTATCAATACCTAATAGTTTGTCAATAAGTTGCACCGGCGTATTGTATTAATGGTTGACTGAATTTTGTGAAAGAACCGTAACGGGCAGCATCCATACCATCGTCCTTAAACTTGACAGGCTTCTCGGTTACTATGCCGTTTTTATCTACCATCCACTTGTAAGATTTTATTTCTTTCAACAAATTTATACTATTTTTTGTAATGTAAAGTTTTTTCCCTTTACAGAAGTTTATACCATCCCAAACGCTCTTATTCGCTTCCTGAACCCATAAACCGGCTCGGTTAAGCTCCTCTATGGTGTCAGGCCTGGCACTATCGGCATAAATCTCATGGGTATTATTCAGGCCCATTGCTTTTATTGCATAGGCCAAATCATCGGTAGTCAGCTTACTTTCATAGATCATTTCTTCCCAATACAGCACATCGTCTTTAAGGCCACACTTAATTAATACATTCGGGTGGTTAAACCCGAAATCCAAACCGTAAACAACCTGGTCGCAATCGGGGAAGTGATCTATCTCTTTCCAGTGTGTGTAAATAGTTTCAGTGCTGGTACCACGCAGGCCCAAACCAAATACTTTCCAAAGGTTTTCATCAATGTCTTTTAGCGATTCAATTTCCTGTACTTGAAAGTCAGGCAGAAATCCAAGGTTGTTTAAGTATGTTGAATGTATTTTTTTATTCTTTGGGTCATCAGCAAGTTTATAAACATATGAGTATTCATCTGCCGGGTTCCAATCTCCGAATATGGTTTCCTTAGTCCTTATGGCCAATTGTGTGAATATAGACACACCAAAGTATATCCCTGCCAGGGCCTTGTAGTTTATCCGTTTCTTCCGTTCCGAAAAATTCAATCTGTGATCCGGTTTTAGGGAAGCGAATAATGTTATCGGTTTTGTTGTGGTTCTTTTCTGAATATATGCCCCATAACTTCATAACATCAAGTATATCCTTCATTGCGCCACGCTTAAGGTGTGGCAGGCTAGAGCTCACAACTGAAACCTCTTTTTTTAAGGTCATGCAAATAACGATAATCAGTTGTGCCAGGCTGTAAGACTTACTACTACGGCTGCTACCCTCATTGCCTATAAAACGATAAAGGCCACTATCATAAGCGGCCTTATTTGCTTCAAATACTGGTGTGTATAGTATTTCTACGGGTGTCAATCTATTACTTTCCATTCAGGTATCGGGATAATAAACTTACCAACATAACCTGCATCCTTACACTTCTTTATTATTTCATCAGCGAAGTTCCAGGACAATATCAACAGGTAATCCGGCTGTTGTTGTTTTAATACATCCATCCCAAAAATAGGCACCCTTGTACCAGGAGAATACTTGCCAATCTTTTCAGGGGTTTCATCAACGATATACATTACGTGATCATTGTTTATTCCGGCGCAATTTAAAAGAGTGTTACCCTTTGCACTGGCTGCAAATGCAGCTACATTCGGGGTTTGCAATAGCTTCTTTCTAAACTCATACAACGTATATTTAACGGCTGCGGCAAATTCACGGTAAACAGATAATTGCCTGTAATACTGCTCAAGATAAATAAAATGCTCAGCGGTGGTATCTGATTCACCGTAACCAATAGTTACCCGTACAGTACCGCCGTGGATACTAAACCTTTCAACTGATTCGATATTCAACCCTAATTCATTGCACAACCGCTTTAATGGGCCAATGCTGAAATAAGACAGATGCTCAAAGTAAACCGTATCAAATTCTCTCTTTTCAATAAAATCAATCAGGTACGGAAACTCTAATACCAGCTTACCCGTCTTAGATAAAACAATTTTTGCAGCTTCAATAAATTCTTTAACATTATCAACATGGGCAAAAACATTCGTTGCTGTTATTAGATCAACCGGTTGATGCCAGTTTGCTTTTATATGGTTCGCTGCATCCTTACCCCAAAACACACAAAACATTCTTACCCCTTTATCTTCGCAAATGCGATACAGGTTTTCAGCGGGATCTACATTTAAAACTTTGCAACCTATAATATTTTTAAACTGCTCAAGTAATGCGCCATCATTACCAGCAATATCTATACATAATGATTTCTCAGTTAGGCCGTATTTGTCCTGCATAGTTGCAGCCATTTCTTTGCAATGGTTAATGTACCCCTGCGAAATACTACTACGGTAAACGTAATGGCTAAACAGCACATCAGGCGGTATAACAATACTCAACTGACTAAGGCCGCAATCTTCACACAGCAAAACCTGCAATGGGTATCTTTCATCATGTATTGCAGAGTTTTCGGCATCAGCTAAATTGTTACTAAGTGGCAGCATTCCCAAGTCCAGGTACGGCGTTAATTTATCGCTGTTGCATACCCTGCAGTTTGTGTGTTGTTTATATTTCACGGTATAAAAGATGTTTTAGTAATTTTGCATTTTCATTCCTGTTCCAGTAATTCATATCATACATCGGGCTTTTATGCAGCGGTGCAACCTGAACTATTTTTAAACCCATTGCAATAACCTGTTTGTATAAAGATAAACCTTTGTACTCAAATTGATGGCATTGCGATTGCGTTGTAATAGTGTCGGTAGGGAACCTTAACCGCCTTGCAACATCCTTGCTTATCATAAATCCGGTGGTGCGAATATGCGGCGTAATCTCAGTGCTTAAGTGGTAACAAACGCAGCCTACTCTTTTACTAAAACCATCTAAATACTGATCAACAAACTCATCGGTCATAGGTATCGTATCATCAGTACACCATAAAAGGTAATCGTAATCAGGAAAACCGGGCAACCTACCACGGCAAACGTCTTGAAATGCGCCAATATCAAAACCTATATTCTGCCTGCGTATGCTACATGGTATATCATGCGGCCCATTGTTTATGATAACAACATCTGGGTATCGCTGCCGCCATATTTCAATATTTTCAAGCCTATCATACACAACAACTGCAACGACAATTTTAGGCAAATACCCTTTCACCCTGCCTGTTTTTACTAAATACCTGTAATCCTGGTTATGCCGGTTCTGTTGATTGCGGCTTAATGATGCGTTGTGAAATCGACATGATACAGAAAATTGCCTGATAATACCAGGCTGCCCAAATAACTCATAAAGCTGGTGGTAAAAATACATATCACATACCGTCTTTAGCTCAAGTAAAAACCTGGTATCATTGCGCCTGAATGCTACAACCGAAGGCATGCCCGTTACGTTATCGGTGAAATGCCCGTGAATATATTGTGTTATTCTTTGTCCGGTTATCCTGGAATTAGCATCGGTATGTTTTGAGTTTGAAATAACCCAGCCGTATTTATCAAGCTCATCACTAAATAATACCAATGAATTTTGTAGCAGTAAAGTATCATCCTGACACATGATCTTTACTTTATCGTAGGTAGCCAGCGATATCGCGTTGTTGATGTTTTCAGATGCGCCACGTATTGGGTTAAAATGGTACTTAACAAACGGGTAGTTACCTGCAACAGCTTTAATACTTCCATCAGTAGCGTTATCGCTTATTACCACATCAAAAACACAACCTACCTGCCTCTTTATAGATTCCAGTAACTCGGTTAGCATCCTTGCGCCTTGCCCCTGTTGCTCATATGTTGGTATAACTACTGAGATCATTTAACGTGAGGTATATCGGCAAATGAGCCTGGTTTAAAAACAATATTGTTTATCGGCTGCTGGTAAAACCAGCAAAGGAAACGGATTGATATCTGGTCGAACCAATCCATTTGGCACTCATACCACCACTTATCAAAAATATCTGCCATCGTTTGGCCACGTACGATAAAGATGCAGCAATCGTTTAACCCTGCATTAACCGGGTAACCTTGTGTTCTATAGGCTTCTACCTGTTTTCTTAACGGCCTGTGTGCGTAACGTGGTGTTAAGTACGGGTTACCTTTACTGATACACATTTCGATATGGTCAACCTCTTTGTATATACAATTTCTTTCATGGTGTTTAAGTATGGAAATATTGCCGAAACCAAGAGCATCAACACACTGCTTGATAAAGTCAGGTGAAGTAATCTGAACCTTACCATCAATCCAAATGTACAGATCGGCTTCACAGGTTTTGTGTATCTGTGTTTTGTAGTACAGGGCTTGCTGCCTCGGATTGTTACCGTCTAATGGTTCAGTAAAAAGATACCTGGTAAAAGGTACTGTTTGCTCTGGTACCGGTTTAACTTCATCTATACCTCCGATTATTGCTGTTACTAAGGCTGTGGTCATAATTTAAAAAGCACCTTCACTCTTGGGGGAGATCCAGTGCTTAAGATTTTTACCGCCCCAACGGTTTTACTTTTCAAATATACACTTTTCAGGGAATAATCCAAATAATTGTCTGACATTAAACGCATCAGTTAAGCTAAACCATGGGCGACCCACCGGTAACTTGTCAACTTTGCAATCTTCCATATACTCGGACTTAACACCGTTCTCCTGTGCGTAACACGTTTTAAACCCTATCCCAAACTCAGGCCACTCAAAGTTCGTACGCTTAACCCCCTCACTATCCATCCATATTGGGCAATGGCAATCTACGTTATCAACATCACCGTAATGCTCCAAAGTGTTACGCAGGCATCTTGTGTATGAGCCGTTACCAATTCGGTTTTTAAGGCACTCAGATAATAACCCTTTATTCCACGTGGAAACAATAGGGGTTAACAAAATATGGTCATCATTTGCGAATAAGAACCGGCCCCGCACACCGCTGGCTAAAACCTTATCCCTGATATTCGCCTCCTTAAATACCGGTCCGTAATCCTTATGTGGAATATGCTGCCCAGTGTACCAATCAGGTTTGCCGCCTACTAAAATGCAATCTGTTATTTCGGGGTGGTGCGTTGTTATGCTACGTAGTGCGAAGCGGAGTTGGGAATAGTTGCCGTCGTTACGCAGGGGGATTACTACCGTCATTGGTTAGGTGTTGCGCCTCTGCTTGTTTGGATAAGTTCCGGCCCATCCTCAAAAAATATCGGTTTACAATTTGGTGCGGGGTTGAATATTAGTTGGGGTTGGACGTCTTTGCCTTCGTTGTCGGTAATACCCGTTTCAACCTTGTCACGCCATCCGAAATTCTTAAGGGCAAAAATAGAACCAGCGCAAGCCGATTCATGCAACCCTTCCTCATAACCCATTTCGATTTTTAACCTGGCTCTTTTAAGGGTGTAAGAAAATTCGCCTTCTTTTTCGTAATCATAGAACGATTGTCGGCTCTCAAATCCAAGGTGATAGGCAAGCCCTGTGATCGTTTTTTTACCATCATTTGCAAAGTATTCCTGTATCTCTGCTTCAATTTCGCCTGCGGTAGTATATAAACTGGGTCTCCCTGCCATACCATGCAATTTACAATTTATTTTTTAATAGCCAAATGAAATCGGGGAGGGAGGTGCAAAGAAAATAAAAATACAAAAATCCCTTTTCTTTCTTTCTTTATTTCTTTATTGCTATAAGCCCCCCTAATAGCCTCCCTATATTACTCTTGATTATCAAAGTGTTGTGAAACTGGTTTCCAACTGCCATTGTTATTAAAACTATTATTAATATTATCATAAAAATGCATCGTTGGGCCGGTAAAAGATATAGGTATATTCTTAGTTGGCCCATGCCTATTTTTAGCAACTGATGCAATACAAAGCCCATTAACTGAATAATCAACGCCGGCAATATTCACATCTTCAGTCATTTTGTAATACTCAGGACGCATCAAAAAAACGACATTATCTGCATCCTGCTCAATGGCGCCTGATTCTCTTAGGTCGCTTAGCTGAGGCATCTTATCAGGCCTTTTCTCTACCTCCCTGGATAACTGACTTAATGCAATAACCGGTATTTCAAGTTCTTTGGCCAGGCATTTTAAGCCCCTGGATATTTCAGCAATTTCCTGTTCACGGGATTGCGTTCTGTTTAGGCCGGTCATTAACTGTAAATAGTCAACAACGATGTAGCCAATGTTATGTTTTTTCTTTAAAATGTTAGCCCTTGTACGAATATCCCGAATATTTATAGAGGTTTTATCTTCAATAAATATTTTAGATTTGCCGATTGTTTCAATAGATTTTTGCATGGTGATGTATTCTGCTGACGTTGTTTTACCGTTCCTTAAAACTTCATGACTTATACCTGTTTCTATAGATGCTAAACGCCTTACAAGCTGCACACCATCCATTTCAAGACTTATCCATAAACAAGGAACTGAGTGAACAATGCTGGTGAAATGCGTTATAGATAACGCAAGTGCCGTTTTTCCTTGCCCTGGCCTTGCAGCAATAATAATCAGGTCAGGAGAAACAAGGCCGTATAATGATGCGTCCAAATCCTTTAAACCGGTTGGTATTCCCAATACACCGGTTGCCTTAACTGAGTCATGCTGCTGTATCATTTTTAAGCCGAAATAAAGCATATCACGGGCCTGCCCTGTCAATACCTTTTCCTGCATTTTTTGCAGATCATTATCAGCCTTGTTGATAATATCAAACACATCCTTTTCATCATTTAAAGCATCATTTGCGGCACTTCCACAAATATTAACAGTCTGCCTTTTAAGGTAAAATTCAGAAACTATTGTTATATGGCTTTCAATGTTTGCGCCGGATAAAACCCCGTTTGTAAGTTTTGTAATTTCATAAGCGCCTCCGCATTGCTCTAAAGTGCCATCACGTTTTAATTGTTCAATAACTGTCAAAATATCAACTGGGTTTCCACGATCATAAATTTTTTCAATAGCCTGGAAAGTAAGGAAATGAGCTTCACGGTAAAATATTTCAGGAAATAGTTTAACCATACCATTGTTCAGGCAGTTGTTATCAACCATTAAAGCCCCTAAAATAGCCCTTTCAATATCAATCGCATGCGGTGGTAAATGTGTCATTAATCAAGTTTTAGTTTTGGTTGTTTTGTTTCAGATCCCCAACGTTTAGCAGCGCCCCTTTGGCCTGCGTCCTGTAATGTTTTTCTAAGATCAATAGTTTGTAATAACCGGCGGCTAAAAAAATCGTTTTCCGATATTTCAAATAATTCAAAGTTGTGTATTACCCCCTGCACTTTTGTTTCTGTAACCTGCATCTGCATTGATAATACAGGTATAATTTTTAAAGGAAGCGAGCCGCCAGCTTGGGCTAGTCTTTCAATAATAAACCAATAACACCCTATACCTTCCATTCCTAGAGATTGGCGTAAAAATAACATTTTGGTGTCTTCGCTAGCAGTATAATCATGCGAAAAATAGTAAGATTTATTGTTCATTTGTTTTCTTTTTTATCCAGTATAGTTTTTTAAGTTCAGACATTTTTTGTTTGTATTCAGGGCTTCTATTTGATGCGGCTATTCTTAATTTTTCTCTCATTTGTGTGCTTTTTTTCTTGCCCTTACTAGCCAATGACATCTTAGCCCGTGTTTCCTCGCTGAATTTTTTACCATAGTTATGATTAAGGGATCCGGTTTGCCTAATTGAAAGTTTTTTACCAACATGCGGAGGCATTTTTCTACCTCTTAATTTATCAGATATTAATTTACGGGTTTCCTCGGATATACATAATACAGATTCTTTATCGCAAGGTAAAGAACAGTTAAGATTTTCTTTTGAAAGTACATTTAACAAAAGCCCAAAATGCCTTTCACGACTTCGCAATACATCATTATCACATTCCTCAATAATTTCAAAAGAGTGATTAATGAACCCGTATTTAATAAATGATGCATAAAGTTTAGGCTGGTCTTTGCAGTTGTTGTTTCTATAGTTGGTAATCCTCTTTTTTAATAGAACAGTACTTCCTATATATATTCTGCCAGTTGGTGATGTAATCTTATAAACTACTCCCATAAAAATAAAAAAACCTCCGTGGGTTCAGGCGAGCAGGCCATTCCCCAAAGAGGTGTAATAAGTTTAACAATGCTTACTGCTCTAAGCTATTTCAAAGTTAACAAAAACCCATCAAACAATTCAATAAATTCCTCAAAAGATTTAATAAAATAATACTCCCCACCTGCCTGGCGTTCCAGTTCCTGTTCCCGTAATTGTTCAGGGGATGCCCGGTCTTTACCGATCTTAACTTCCCACATCACCGATCTGCCACGGATTGTGCTGGATATATCCGCCGCCCCCTTCCTGGTAGCACCTGGTATGTATTTAGCTGTTTGCAACACAGTACCCGATGCCTGCCGTTCCGGGGCCTTAACTATCCTGCCGGAACTCGATACCCTTGTAGCCCTGCACCCTGACCATAACAGGAACTTTACAACAGCCTGCGTTAACCCATTGGCTTTTCGGCAGTCAGGCATTACAGGGGTGAAGTAATGACCGCCGGCGTAAGCAGACGGGTACTTAGTTTTAAAATCCTGCTCATGCGCTGCGGCGTATCGGGGGTGTGGTTTCATGATAATGTCAGGTTCGTGATGTTAGTTACTAATGTTGTTTACTACGCTAAAAATTTATCCCATTGCTTTTTAGCCTGGATACCTTTTATCTTATCCATTATGTTTTGTTTCTTAACCGGTTCAACCTGCTTCTTCCAAGCGGCT